TCGCTCTCGGCTCGTGTGGTCGGCTCTCGGCTCTCGTGGTTCTCGTGTGCCGCTCTCGCTCGTTCTCGTGGCTCGTGTTCGTGTGCCGCTCGTGGTCGGCTCTCTCGCTCGTGTGGATCTCTCTCGGCTCGTTCGTGCCGCTCGTGTGGATCTCTCTCGGCTCTCTCGTGTGGCTCTCGTTCGTGTGGTCGGCTCTCTCTCGTGTGCCGCTCGTGTGGCTCGTTCTCGTGGCTCTCTCGTTCGTGGTCGGCTCATGCCGCTCTCGTTCTCTCTCGCGCTCTCGTGGTGCCGCTCTCGTGGCCCAGCAGCGCGTGCCGCTCGTGGCTCGTGGTTCGTGTGGCTCTCGTTCGTGTTCTCTCGCTCTCGTGGCGCTCATGCCGCTCTCGTTCGTGGTCGGCGCTCATGGCGCTCTCTCGCTCTCGTGTGGCTCATGGTGCCGCTCTCGTGCCGCTCGTGGCTCTCTGGTTCGTGTGGCGCTCTCTCGTTCGTTCTCGTGGCTCATAGCGCTCTCGTGTGGCGCTCACCCAGCAGCGCTCGTGCCGCTCTCGGCTCGTTCTCGTTCTCCCCAAAAACTAGAACGAGAGCCGACCGTTTTGGTCGGCTCTCGCTCTCGGCTCGTTCAGTCGTTGAATATTGCTTTTAGCTCGGCAGTGATTGCACGTTGAAGCGCTGGAATTTCGCGCACGAGAGCGTTGTAGGTTTTTGGTTCCACTGCCAAAGTGTGAGTCCCGATCCCTTGGCTGTTCAGGGTGCGTACCCATTTTGGAGTTCCGGCGTAGCCTTCGTCCGTGGTGATTACTTTCGTGCCGTTCTCGTTGTAACCGACAAACACCCGGCGAGGATTTCCATGCACGTTGTTTGTTGTTGTGTAGTAGCCGATTGAACGGATGTTCAGGATTAGTTCGTGTGCTGTCATTTGGTTGGCGAGTACTTCGTGAATTGCCATGATTTTTCTCTCATTCCCGAGCGGCTCGTGCCGCTCGTGTTGTTGGTGTGACTACATCTAATCAAAGATTGGAACAGAACGCAATAGCAAAACACCAGATTCTTTTTCTGACAGCGATTTAGCCGCTAGAACTAGGGGGTTTTGCCCCAAAAGAAATATTTTGGAATCGCTCCAAAACGGTCGTTTTGGCGCTCTCGGCTCGTGTTGCTCTCGGCTCTCGTGGTGCCGCTCGTGGTGCCGCTCATGTTGCTCTCGTGCCGCTCGTGGTCGGCGCTCGTGTGGATCTCATGCCGCTCTCGTGTGCCGCTCATGGCGCGCTCGTGTGGTCGGCTCTCGTGCCGCTCGGCTCGTGGTCGGCGCTCTCACCCAGCAGCGCTCTCGCGCTCTCTCGTGGCTCGTGCCGCTCTCGGCTCATGGTCGGCTCGTGCCGCTCTCACCCAGCGCTCGTGTGGCGCTCGTGTGGTGCCGCTCTCGGCTCGTTCTCTCTCGTGGTCGGCTCTCGTGCCGCTCGTGCCGCTCATGCCGCTCTCGTGGCTCGTGGTGCCGCTCTCTCGGCTCTCGGCTCGTGTGGTTGCTCTCGCTCTCTCTCGTGCCGCTCTCGGCTCGTGTGGTGCCGCTCGTGGCTCATGCCGCTCTCGGCTCTCGCCCAGTCTTGTGTGGCGCTCGTGGCGCTCTCTCGTTGGATCCAAAAACTAGAACGAGAGCCGACCGTTTTGGTCGGCTCTCGCTCTCGCTCGTTCTAGCCTAGTTGGTCGGCTCGTGTTGGCACTAGGAGAACGTCAACCCGATCACCGGCGAGAGCCGAGCAACAAAAGCACATATCCCGGCTGAATGATGGCTCATCATCAGTAGCAACGAGAACGAAATCCTCGGCCACGCTTGCGAGTCCGTTGCGGCAATCGACTGCATCTTTTTCGCTCATGCCAGAGTCATCATCATTGACCAGAATCATCAGGCAGTTGAGGCAGATTGGCCAAGTGTGTAGATCGGAAAGCTTCATTTTTCTCTCTCATTCCCGAGCCGCTCGTGCGGCTCGTGTTGTTGGTGTGACTACATTCAACCAAAGATCAGAACCAAACACAACCCCAAAACGAAAACTTCTTTTTGAAACAGGGGTTTTGCCGCTAGTTCTAGGGGTTTTCACGCCAAAAGAAATATTTTGGAATACGTCCAAAACGGACGTTTTGCCGCTCTCGGCTCGTGTGGTTCTCTTGTCTCTCGGCTCTCTGGTGCCGCTCGTGTTCTCGTGGTTCTCGCTCTCTCGTTCTCTTGGCTCGTGTGGCGCTCGTGTGGTCGGCTCTCGTGCCGCTCTCGCTCGTGGTTCGTCCTAGTGCCGCTCTCGTGGCTCGTGGCGCTCGTGTGTGGCGCTCTCGTGGTTCTCGTGGCGCTCTCGTGTGGCGCTCGTGTGGTCGGCTCATGGCGCTCTCGCTCGTGGTTCGTCCTAGTGCCGCTCTCGTGGCTCGTGGCGCTCGTGTGTGGCTCTCTCGTGGTTCTCGTGGCGCTCTCGTGTGGCGCTCGTTCTCATGCCGCTCTCGTGGCTCTCGTGGCTCTCGTGTGGCTCGTGGCTCGTGCCGCTCGTGGTTCTCGGCTCTCACCCAGCAGCGCGCTCGTGTGGCTCGTGTGGTGCCGCTCGTGTTCGTTCGTGGTTCGTGGTCGGCGCTCGTGTTCTCTGTTCGCTCTCGCTCTCGTGTGGATCTCCCAGCGGCGCGTGCCGCTCTCGCTCTCGGCTCTCGTGGTTCTCGTGGCTCGTGTGGATCTCCCAACGGCGCGTGCCGCTCTCGCTCGTGGCGCTCGTTCGTGGTCGGCTCGTGTGGCTCTCTCGTGGCTCGTGGTTGCTCGTTCGTGATTGCTCTCGGCTCTCGGCGCGCTCGTGTTCGTTCGTGCCGCTCTCGGCTCTCTCGTGACGCTCACCCAGCGCTCGTGGTGCCGCTCTCGGCTCGTGCCAAAAACGGCAACAAGCGCCGACCGTTTTGGTCGGCGCTCGTTGCTCGTGTTCTAGAACGCTTGGAACAGAATGCCGTCGCAAAATTCGACTGCAAAAGTCATATCGTTGAGAGCGTCAACCGAGTCGAATTTTTCATCGTAGTTCTCGTTGATCTCCTCCAAGTCTGCCGCAAACATCCATTCCTGATCGAAAGCAATCGGATCAAATTCGATGCCGTGGCCTTCTTCTGCTGTTTCCTCCAAGAGTTCAAACAATGCGTATGATGCGTTGATCGGCCATCCACAAAGTGTGCGCATTGTTTGGGCAAACGTGCAGGCTGTCAGTAGTTCGTACATTTTCTTTTCTCATTTCCCGAGCGGCTCGTGTGCCGCTCGTGTTGTTGGTGTGACTACATCTAATCAAACATTTTGAGCATACGCAATAGCAAAACACGAGATTGTTTTTTCGACCGGGGTTTTCGCCCTAGAACTAGCGGGTTTTGCACCAAAAGAAATATTTTGGAATCGCCCCAAAACGGCAGTTTTCGCGCTCTCGCTCGTTCTCTCGTGTTGCTCGTTCTCGGCTCTCGGCTCGTGGTTCTCTCGGCTCTCGTGTGGTGCCGCTCTCGCTCTCGGCTCTCGCTCTCGGCTCGTGTGCCGCTATCGCCCAGCAGCGCTCTCGTGTGCCGCTCGTGTGGTTCGTGGTTCGTGGTCGGCTCTCGCTCGTGGTTGCTGTCGCGTGCCGCTCTCGGCGCGCTCATGGCGCTCTCGTGTGCCGCTCGTGTTCGTGGCTCTCGCCCAGCAGCGCGTGCCGCTCTCGTGGCTCGTGTTTGCTCTCGGCGCGTGCCGCTCTCGTGGTTGCTCTCTCGTGGCTCTCTTGGCTCGTGGTTGCTCTCTCGCTCGTGGTTGCTCGTGGTCGGCTCGTGGTGCCGCTCTCGGCTCTCGTGGTCGGCTCTCATGCCGCTCTCGTTCTCGTGGTTCTCCCAGCCGCTCGTGGCGCTCGTGTGGATCTCCCAAAAACGAGAACGAGAGCCGACCTTTTTGGTCGGCTCTCGTGGCGCTCGTGGCGCTCAGTCGTATTCAACCTCTCCCCACTGATTCATTTTTGAATGACAAAATTCCTCGACGTAGTAGCTGGAAAGATCGACATATTTTGGTGCCGCTTCTGCCGCTTCTGCCGCTTCTGCAATTTCCATGACTAGCGCCCTAGTCGAAACAGAAGGAACCGATTTGCCGCCAGCATTTTTGGCGATTTGAGTCCACTCCGAATCGCTTAGGTATTCGGGGTTTTTGCCGATAGTGGCGATTTCTGCCGCCATCTTTTTTGCGAGCTTCTGACGATTTGCTAGGTGTGCTGGATGTGCCTTCATTTTGCTCTCTCATTCCCGAGCCGAGCGGCTCGTGTTGTTGGTGTGACTACATCTAATCAAACATTTTGAGCATACGCAATAGCAAAATGCGAGATTGTTTTTGAAAGAGGGGTTTTGGCCCTAGAACTAGCGGGTTTTGCCCCAAAAGAAATCTTTTGGAATGAGTCCAAAACGGTCGTTTTGGCTCTCGGCTCGTTCTCTCATGGTCGGCTCTCGGCTCGTGTTCTCATGGCTCTCTCATGGCGCTCTCATGGTTCTCTCTCTCTTGTGCCGCTCTCGCTCTCTCATGCCGCTCTCATGGTCGGCTCGTGGCTCGTGGCGCTCTCTCTTGCTCTCGGCTCTCGTGTGGCGCTCTCGTGGCTCGTGTGGTTGCTCTCTGTTCTCATGCCGCTCTCTGTTCTCTCTCTCGTGGTCGGCTCGTTCTCGTGGTCGGCTCTCGGCTCTCTCTCGTGGCTCGTGTGGTCGGCTCGTGGTTGCTCTCTGGTTCTCGCTCTCGGCTCTCTCATGGTCGGCTCGTGTGGCGCTCTCGGCTCGTGCAAAACATCTGCCGAACTCGTGACAGAAAACCGCCACGAGCGCGCGCGGTCGATCCCAAAACGACCAACACGAAAACGACCACGAGAGCGCGCGCGGTCGATCCCAAAACGACCGACCACAAAACGACCGAGAGTTATCCACAACCACACCAACCAGAACAACCCAAAAACAGCCAAAAGTTTTCCACAGGTTTTCCACAGCTTGTCCACAACTTTTTCCACAGAACACCCGTTCCCCAAACAAATGTTCGATCAAAGTTATCCACAAGTTATCCACAGGTTTATCCACAGAACAAATGTTCGATCCGAGTTATCCACAGGTTTATCCACAACTTTTTCCACAACTTTTTCCACAGGGTTATCCACAGGGTTATCCACAGCCCAGCGCCCAGCCCAGCCCCAAGCGGGCGGCGGGCGGGCGGCAGCGGCCAGCGGCGGCCAGCGCGAATTTCCGGGGGTGCGGGCGGCGGCGGCCAGCGCGAATTTCCGGGCGGCCCAGCCCGGCCCGGCCCCAGTCCGGCCCCGGATAAACGGCGGCCCAGCCAGCGCGAATTTTCTAGGGGGCGGCGGGGCGGCGGTCCAGCGCGAATTTTCTAATTCGGATTACCTATAATCCAAAAGCGTTCCGGGCGCAGGGAAGCCTCGTGAGAGCCATCCGCAAACCAAAAGCTCAATCGACGGGCGCACAACCAAAGCTGAAACTCCGGCAGCAGCCAGATCGTTTAGCCATTCCCGTTGTTCGACGGAAAGACGGCCAACTTCCCGTTTGAGTTCGAGACATGCGAATCCGAAACGTGGGTGGACGAGCGCGAGGTCGGGGAACCCTTTAGCGTCTGCGTCACCGACGAACACGCCCGCTGACACTTGTCGTCGTGAATCGTGGAAATGTGCGACACGCCAGCCGTACAACCGGGCGAAAGTCATTACCCGGTTTTGTAGGTCTTTCTCAGTGATCTCTCGGAAAGCCTTTTCTTCATTCGTAAGTCGCATCGTTATCCGTTCTGAATGCGTTGAAAGCTCCGAGGAGTGTTGCGAGTCCTCTGGTTTTGCAGATTCCGCTTTTCACGATTCGTGGTCCACGCCAAACAACCCATACCCATTTTCGGTTGCTTCGGCGTTTGGTATCGAACCAGATCCGGTTAGTTGATGTATCTGTCATTGCGTGAACCTAACTGTTCCCAATCTTCATCTCCTTCACGAACAACTAATACTTGACCGAATAGGTCACGGATCAGTTTGGGGTTGTCTTCGATGAAACCGTTTGACCAGTTACACGCAGGGATCAGATTGAGCGGGTTGATGAGGCTTCCGCCTGATGATCGTTTTCGTCGTTCGTGCAAACCTTGGATTCCAGCGCAGTTAGTTGAAATTGATTCATCTTGTAATAGTGGGCAGATCAAACATCCGACACCGGATCGGATCAACGATTCGATAAGCGGAACCCTGACTTCTTTCATCATCGCTGATCTTTTCTTGGAACGTGACCGCAGTTGGCGACCGTTGGTTGGCGACCGTCCTGCCGTTGGCGACCGTCCTAGATTGGCGACCGTTCCCCCTGTACTGGCGACCGATATACCCCTGTAGGCGTTCATTCCCCGTAGCGTTCTTGATGCGCTACGAGCAGCATCTCAGATACCTGTGCGGCAGTGAATGACACGTTGACTGCTCCTCCTACCTTGCCCATGAGTTGTCCTTCGATCCCGTACAAGGTTGTTTGGCTCAGAGCGAGAATGACCCCGTGGCCTTCGTTCTCAGCGTTGAGTAATGCTTCTTCGATTGTGTTTGGGGCTATCTTGAATCTGTTTCTCATAGCAACAATCCTTGGTGTAGGACATGAGGCTACCAGTGGGGATAGACCAGAACGCGTCTACGAGTGCAGCTATTCTGTGGGCGTGGATGATGAATGGTTTGAATACCCGGATGACCCATACCAGCTTGATGAGATTGGTGTCGGCCATGTCACTTCTTTAGACGGTGATGGAGTCGGAACATTCCTATCTGTTCTTATCACTGCGCATAGCTCTCAAGAAGAAGGAAACTTCCACTTCGTTGTGTCTCCTGAAGATGGGTTGAAGGTCGCCGCCTTACTCATTGACGCTGTTGTGCTTTCCAAGTCGTCAGCGTTCGACGACTAGCTGGGCGCTTCCTTTACCCCCCGATCTTGCACTTTCGTATTTGCGTCCATAGGGAATGTTATTGTTCTGGTATGGAATCAGAAACAGTTGAACCAATGAAGCAACGTAAGTCGGGTCGTCCCCTCAAGACGGATGAGCCTCTCAAGACTTACTCGTTCAGTATGAGCGCAACACAGATTGGGCTTCTTGATGGGTGGGCTAAAGCGAAGGGCGAGTCGCGGTCCGCAGTGTTGCGGTCACTCGTGATGCGTTTGGAAGCAGCGCCGGTCGTTGAGCCTAAGCCGCTTCAACTGAACCCGGTTGATGTGCAGCCTGTAGCAGATGCGCCTCGCCCGCTAAGTGAGGTCGCTGTTGAAGCAGCAGTAGCGGCAGTTGAGTACGATGCGGCAGTTGAGCCTCCGGCTGAACTGACTGTTGCTCAACGCATCGCAGCAGCGCTCGCTTCTCTTGATGCGTAGTGGAACCTGAACCTCCTGTAGAGGTTGACCCTCCGGCTGATAACCCGATGCTTGATGTTTACAATGCGGCTACTGAGTTGTTGCGTCGTAATCGTCCGGTGAAGATGAATCGTGAGCAGCGGCGTGCAGCGCAGCGGGCTAAGAAGTCGAAGGGCCGTTGACGGGACCGTAAAATGGAAGAAGCCCGGTGCGTAAGGGGGAGCTTCTTGATGCTCAACCCCCGACAACCGGGCTTGCGTTCCTATGTGTCTTTGACTGTAGTTGATGGAACTACAGTGGTCAAGTCTATTTGCAAACAATCTCAGATTTCTTTTATATTCCGAATCTGAACAACCCGAGCATCCGCCCAACTCTTACCCGGATCACCACCCCACAACGCCCAAGCGATACGCCCAGCGGACGGAAAACCCTCATCCCCCCGCTTGAAACCCTGCCCCTGCTTATCAACCTCATGCCGGGCAAAGAACGACGACATCCTCTGAACCGTATCCGGTGACAACCGAACCCTATTAGAAATGTCGCGCGCTCGTGCAACACCAACCGCAGTGCCACCCCGCTTGAACTCAGCCCGCCAAGCCAAACCCCTCTCAGCTTCCTCCACCATCGCATCCGTCGGATTCAAGTCCAGATCAGCCAGCGAAACATAAGCAGCCAGAGCCGACACCGCAGCACCAGACAAACGCCCCTCAAGGTTCTCAGCAGCGTGCAGCGCAGCAACCTGAGATAACGCTTCACGCTTCGACCCATGACACGACAACAGTCGCCCAGTGGCGAGCCTGACAGCCCACGGAGTAGACAGCGGACAACCCTCATCGTCACCAACAACATCCCAAGGCATCAGGAACCAGATCCAATCGTGTACTCAACAACACACTGACAATTCACAGACTCAGCAGCAGGCAAAGCAATATCACCCGGATACTCAGCAGCGAACCCGCCGATCATAAACAAGTCACCCGGACCGACAACCTGCCCGTTAGCAGCAACATGAGACTCACGGCTATCCACCAACTGACAAATCCAAACCTTCGATCCCTCAACACCAGCAGCGATCAACTCATCAGGGATCTCAACACCATCCAACTCATCTAACTCCCCGACCAGATCGAAAGCGGACCCAGCGGCGGCATTCAACCCGCTATTCGTTTCAGTAACAATCATTACTCGCGCGACACCCTCAGACAACGGGCCAGACACACCACCATCAAACAAACCCAACCGGGCTAACAACCAGCCCGGAGCCTCACCAGAAGCTTCTATCGAAGCAACCGCAACCCGCCCATCAACAGTCGCCCCAACCCCATAGATGACACCCATCCGTGCGACCAACAACTCCTCGGCAGCGCTCTCCACAACATTAGAACGCAACAACCACACCAACCCCAAAGCAATCGCAGCATCACGAGCAATCTCCCGATACATCCGACGCAACACAGGTTGAACCTCAGCATCAACAGCCTGAACCCACCAGCCCTGATCCCATAACTCCTCGTACACGCCACCAGACTTCGTGACTCTCGCACGCAACTTCGCTCTCACCTCATCGAAAGCAGATCCGACAGCCCGACCAACCCTGTAGTTCCATAAAGCACGGTCAGCATCAGATAACAGATACGACCCAGCCATCAGAAACTAAACATCCACTTCGCAGCAGTCCATAAAAACCAGACCGCAGGCATCAACATCGCTATAACAAACAACCACGTTGCGCAGATAGTGAAAAACGAGACAGCCATCTTCGCTCCAGCAGGCGTTTCCCTTTTCTGGTTGGTAGGAGTAGCAGAGGGGAAGCTTTCACGAGTCATCTGGTCAAACACCCTTGCCTGTTCTTCATAGTCCATCAGTACGGAACCTCCTCATCCCAATGATCTTTAGGTTGTTGCCACCCGGAGTCTAGTTCCCAAA